GGGTCAGCTACTGCGCCAGTTGCCATCTCTCCTACTATTCCAGCAGCACCGCCGAGTGTACCTAGAACACTCTGTTCATCTGCGCCTGTCGCGTCACTAACAAACTCTCTGCCTTTTTGTTCGGCAACGTCCATACCTTCGGGGTCAAGTACGGCAGTGGCAAGACCACCTACAGGACCCGGTATACTAGACAAACCCGTTTTTGCTGCCGCTAGCATACCAATTCCTATAGACTTTAAATCTTTAGGGTTTACAAATTTGGAAGTAAAGTAGTCGAGTACGTCGTCAAACTTGGATGCAGCATCAACAGCTTTTTGTGTTTTCTTTTCTGCTCTGTACTCGCCTTTTAATTTAGCTACTTGGTCAGCTACGTCTAAGTTGCTTCTCAGCTTCGCTTCGTCTATAGGCGGTGCATCTGCTATTCTACCTAAAGATTGTACTTCTTGTTCTTTAAGCTGTGCTGTGCGTGTACGTGCAGCTTGGTCAATTTCAAGAATCTCTGCCTCTGTTTTTGGACGTGGTGCAGAGGTAGTAGGCTGACCTCTGAAGTCTTCATCTAACGCTGGGAATAAGTTATTACCCTCTGAGCTAAGACTTGATACGTTTAAGTCAAAGGTGCTATTAACCAGCAAATTTACATTAGGTACATCTACGTTTTTTGCGTTCTGAGCAAGTAGTGTTTCCGATAGCTGACCCAGTTCTCGTCCATCTGCACTAGCAGAAAGATAGGACGAACCGCTAACTCCGGGTTGCTTGTGACCTACATAATCTTCACGCAGTGCGGGGTCAACTTTAAATTCTCTAGCAAGCTGGTCTTGAACTGCAGAACGAATGTCTGTAAGTTGCCACGCTGCAACACCATTTTTATTCTTTGGAATTGCCGTTGGAAACCGCTCTTCTACAATAGGTGCAATATAAGTTTTGTGTGCTTTACGAACTCTATCAGGAGTAGTGTTAAATAACTTAGTGTCTTTAAGTGCTTTGCCCGGAGATGCGGCTTTAGCTTTATCAACTTGGTTAGAAAGAAACTCTGCCATAGCACCTTCGTAGGTTATGGCATTACGCGCCTTGTTTCCACTTTTTACGCCTTTAATTTCTACCGTTAAGTTTCCTGTGTCAGGATTTTCCGATACGATTATACCGTCTAGGGTTAAAGGCGGAGTAGTAGTAGCACCTAGTATGGTTTCTACACGAGCGACCGTGTTTTTGTGGAAGAAAAGAAATGACTTTGTGTCAGGGTCTACGTTAGAACCCATATTACCGAAGGCATCCGCATAGGCGTTGTCAAGTTGTTTTGATGGAATAGACCCTTCCATCGGACGTGCGCCACGGGATTGACCGCCACCTAATCCTGCCTTTTTTGCTGTACCGCCTGCTCCTGCAATAGACTGGTAATCGTAATCAAACGTAGCGAAGCCTGCGTTCAGTTCCTTCTCTAGACCTTGCATAGGACCAAAGAAGTTGGCTGTAGTTGTACCCTTTGGTGACAAGTCCTTTTGAAACTCTTGGGACTTTACAGTAGCAAAAAAGGGACTATCAAGAGATGCAGAAGGAATCTTATCTGAATTTACTGCATTTCGTAGGCTTTTTAATCTGCTCGTGCGACTGTCATTGTCTATCACGTCTTCACGGTTCATCGCATAGTCAAACGCGTCACCCATAGTCAGAGTGCCGTCTAGCGTCTTTTTTTCAAAGGTTGCTAAATCCATTAGTAACCGAATACCTCATCTTGTACTTGGTGGACGTGGTTCTTAATCGCACCCAGTTGTCTGTGTATGGAAGCGTACCCACTCATGCGTGTCATCATCATGTAGCGTAGGGCATCGTATGCGTGGTCTTCAGCCTTGGTGTCTACATCTTCGCTGTTTGTCTTGGACAGTGGTATACCCGTAAGCTGCTTGATTGTGTTTTGACAGTTAGCAAAGATACGCAGTCTAGGCTCTTGCGAATACGGTTCGAGAGCCAGCCGTCTGTGTAGTTCCATCTTACCTTGGATTCTATTTCTATCAGAAGGTGTCCATCGTACGCCCACTCTCATCATAGTCTCTGCTATGGATGGACCAAAGCCTGTCTTGTTCCAGCAAGACGAATCGAGTACGGTATAGTGGGGAAGAGGGTCAAGTTGCTCTGCTTCTAGTATTTTATCAGCCAGTTCTTCTGCTGTCAAGTGCTTTTGATATAATTCTCTATATATCCAAATGTTGTTGTCCCAGTCGATTGCACCCCAAAGGACACAAGATGGACTAGCATAACCATAATCGGCAGCGCGGATGCGGGGCCAGTTAGTCGGCAAGTCAAAAGGTTCAACCACATGTCTAGCACGGGAGAACTCTGGAAAGGCTGCACCCTCTGCTACGTCCCAGTCTCCGTCTAGAAGTCGCTTGCGCTCCACCTCTGGTAGAGAGAGTAGCATAGCTTCGTACTGACCATCTTCCATGAGGAAGGGATTGTCTGTCAGACGAGCCGGAACGAACTTACGGTAGAAAAGAGCCTCGCCTGCCCGTTTGTGGTTGGAGGGGTATACGAATGGCTTCTGTGTTTCTATATCAAAGGCAGTGAAGGGCTTGTTAGGTTCAATCCCATCAATGTATGTTTTCTTAACCCACCAGCCGCCGATGCCACCGGGGTTGGCTGTGCATCGCATGTATAGGCTCTTCTGCAACTCTGGGTCTGTCGTACGCAAACGAGAACGAAGATAGTCCCAGACGTACGGCGTGGGGTACTGGGTAATCTCGTCGATGCCTATCCAGTTAAACGCCTGTCCTTGAAAGCGAGTTACGTCCTTGTCTTTGTCTAGGTATGTAAACCATATGGTTGCCCCTGATGGGAAGTGCCATGTGGACTTCGACTCACGAAACTTAGCTCCGGGAAACGCTTTGGTGTATAGCTGGCGTGATTTGTCAATCAGTTCGGTTAGTTCGTCCAGAGTACGTCTGAGAAGCAAGCCACGATGGTTAGGATTGTGGCAATAGCGAAGAGGGTCAGCGAGAAGAGCAAAACTTTTGCCGCCGCCTGCTGCTCCTCCATATAGTACATCTCTTTCGCTGGATGAGAGGAACTCTTCCTGAGGTCCGGGGTTAGGCTCGAATACAACTTCATAGTCTTGGACCAGTTCAGATACGGCTGCGGGTATGTTTTCTAAATCAGACTTGTCGATTACTGCCGTTTTAACGCCCTGTAGGGCCTGTTCTACCTTTACGGTGGAGGCTTCTACCTTACGAGCATAGCTACGCTTGTTCTCGGCCTTCTCAGTGGCTTTTACAGCACGTTTCTTAGCGTCACGTACTTTCTTCTGTGCAGCACGTCGTGCTTTCTCTGCGCGAGACACGTTGTAGATAGCTTTAGGAGCGTTGGGGTCCTTTTTGGGTCTACCCCGTTGTTTCGGCTGATTGTGCGGCTTTTCTTCCACGACAGGCCTTTCCGCCATGTGCTAGAGATTGACGACCCTCTAGGTAATCTCTTCTCTGCACGTCTTCAATGATGTCTTCTTTATCTTGTTCGCTTGTGTTTCCTCTGTTTGAGAGGTCATCTAGGCGTTTTCTAGCTTGTTTCTCTTCACTTTCGGTGAGTGTGCCACTTTTTATAGCCTCATCAAGCTCTGTCATGTTCATTTTGTTTACGTCAGCCATCTATGACCATCTCTTTCTTTGGTGGTAGCAGAACTACACCGTGTATAGCTTGCACGTTGTGGTTCATTGTCTCTTGTTTTGCTACGCCTACGCGGTTTAGCAGCGATTCGGCGGCTCTGAGGCGCAAATCGTCCCCTCTGTCGGGTACGGGGTTGTCAATCGTAGTGACAAGTCGATTTGCTGCCTTCAGAGCGTTCACAGAAAGTATGTTTTTGGTACGTTGTATGATTTCGTCAGCCAATGTGTCTTTTAGCCACGTAGTAGACCCGCGAGAATAGCCTGCAGCTAGTGCTGCTTCGGTCACATTACCCCCATTTTCAAATAGAACGTCCAGAAACGTACATTGTTGGGGAGTCAACTCGCGCTTTTTGTGCTGTTGAGCTAAAAGATTCATACTTTGTCCTTGAAATGAGTGAGAGTTGCGGCACTTTCTAGCCGAGTACTGTCCGTTTATGTAAATATATATGGGTTTGTGGGGACATTCGCTAGTGAAATGCAACTCTTCATAGTTATAATAGTAACTTACACCACACATGTCAAGAAAAAATGTGTCAAGTGCATAATTGGGGTTGACAGAACGCGAATACGACAGTACAATCGGGTATACCCCGCCGGGATATACACCATATCCCCCATAACTACCCCAGTGGGGTATGTTTTGCTTACATAGAGGGGTTGCTAGCGGGGTATGTTTTCGGGCGTACCCCTTTTCTGTATGAATTACCAAAATAATAAAAAAATATGGCAGCTTTGCTAACAGGTACCCGTATACCCCCGGTGGCCCTTGCGTCCCCTATCGGGAAAAACCATCATTGATAAGCCCGCTAGACAAATGACAGAAACATACAAGATGAAAACCCCCGCAATTATGCCTGCTATGTCCTCATAGTGGGTATTTTTTTTATATAGGGTGACAGTTTTTTATATTGGTTATCCCGATAGGGTATCTTTCCCCCGCTAATGTATTAGCAATAACCCATATCATCACCCGCCAGTTTATCCCGTGATATCAACTGCAAGGCTCTTTATCGCTTCCCCCATACAAAAACACCCGCCAAGACTATGACGGGTGCTTCTGGGAGAAAATCGTATGTTTCTAAGAGCAGGCTATAATCGTTACCAAACAGAGAAACATGATTGTGTAAAACAACACAAAGTCCACTCTGTCTAGCATCACTTGGCCCCCTTGATTATGTGGATATCCGCAACGGTCTTCACCGTCTTCTCGAATGAATAACCAGATATGCCAAACGCCTCAAGGCTGGCTTTCAAGACGTCCACCTGATTATCAAGCTGGCTAACCATGTTGTGAATCAGCCGTAATTGCTCAA